TTCCTTAAGATTGATCTCTGGGGAATGTGCGTTGTACTCGTTGAAACTGAATTTCAGATAAAAAATGGTAAACATCACGGGAACATCATACTCATAAGTTGCGCTGATGGTTTTATTCGGGCTTGCAGCGGTTGCCGTGAACGTCACGATGCCGGTGGTTGTATCAACCGTTGATGCCAGCGGTGTACCATCCTCAAATAAACTCACCGTGCCGGCAACGGGTTTCTTGATTGTCCTGACTAAACTGGTACTTCCAAAAGTATAGGTCTTTACCAACTGCAAGGTCTGACCCGCTGCACCCGTTCCCAATCCGAGAACCTCTGCCGTGCCTTGATAGTCTTGATGGTCTTTGAACCTGAATGAATGCACCCCACCGAGACAGGCGTTATAAGCAGCAATCACTGAAGCGATATGTGCTGCCTGTATATTGCGATAGGGTGCGCTGTAAACGTACAGTGGCAGACTTCTTTCCGCGTTCCTTGCCACGATACCAGAGTTGAGTTCATTCCTCGTGGTCAACCATGTAGGCCCGCCGGTGAAACCATATGCCACCCTGGTCAGCAGTTGCGATTCAATAAATGCCATTATGCGTTCCTTGAGGTTGAGCGTTTCTGGATGCGGGATACTTCAAACGCAACCTGTGCTGCGGTCTGCCTTTGTACCGTTGGTGGCAGGTTGACGATGTTGGTGATGTTTCCACTTGGTGATGTGGCAAGAAGCTGATGGTTCGGGATTACATTGCCTGAAGACTTTGGAATGATAATCTCCGGCCCGCGTTCACCAACCAGATAAGCGCGACCCGCATTGACTGGCCCGCCCATTGCTTTACCACTGCTTGCCATCGCAGAGAAGAAAGAAGCGATCCCAGAGTTGCTGCTATTTGATCCTGTTTCAAATATGCTTTTAAGAATCTGTGCTGCAATAGCTTCTGCAACCATGCGCCGGATGGTTTCCAGAAAACCCTTGAGCATTCCTTTCAAACCTTTATCGAATGGGTCAAACAAATAATCTGCCAATGCGGTCTGCATACTTCTAGCCGCCTGTACCGCAAACTCTGTCATCTCGCTGACCTTCTCGTTGGTTTCTTCAAACTTGGCATTTGTGCGATCAAGAAGGTCATAGTATTCCTCTGCTGATGGGATAACACCAGCCACGTACAATTCTTCAATGCGCTTGAGTTCTTCATTGTGCGCTTCTGATGCGGTACGGGTTGAGTCGATGAGTCGCTGGTATTCCCTTTGTAATTCATTCCGCGCCTTCATCCAATCTTCAAGTTCTGTGCGGTCGTAATCTTTTGCAGTTACCTTGACTGGACTCAGGGTTTCTTCTTGTCCGATTCCACCAGTATCGCCGGTACGCATTTCCTGTTTGAATGCCGCGAGTTCTGCACGGATTGTTTTGATTCTTTCTTCAAGCCCGGAGCTTGGTAATGGCTCTAAAAGAATCGCATCTATGTCAGCAAGTGCCTGTTTTATTATTGCTTCGCTTTGGTCTGTGTATTGCTTAAGGTTGGCAATATTCTCAAAACGGAAATCAATATTAATCCCAGGAACCGCATCCAGCATCTGAAGCATACTATTGATAGCTCGATTTGGCCCATTGATGATTGCATCCGCTGCACCGATTATGGCAATCTTCAAACCTTCAAACGCAATAATGCCAAGTCGTGCGGCTATCTGGAAAGTGCGCCCAATAGAATCTACAACATCAATCAGGAATCCGACCGTCTTAACTGTCCCCTCTACAATGTTACCTACCTCGTCCTTAAAACCTCCAGACTCTTTTGCAGCATCAATAAACGCTTCTGCAACCGCAGTGATTGCAGGAGCAAGTGCGACTGTGATCTGCTGGCCTAAACCAGAAGCAACCTTCCCGGCAACCGTCATTGAATCGTTCATGCGTTCAACGCCAGCCGCTTCACTACGACTTATAAGATAGCCAAGCTGCTCCAGTTCAGCCCGCATCGGAGCCAAACCTGTCTTGGCTAGTTCATCGGTCAGCTTTAATAATTTGTTCGCGTCCCTACCAAAAAGGTCGCTTGCAATGGACGCGCGGATTGCTTGGTTGTCAATGTGGCTAAGTGCTTTTGCGACTTCTTCAAACTGCTGGTCTGCCGGTAATGAAATAACATCCTTGATAGCAAGCCCAGCATCCTCAAGTGCCTCTGCCATGATCCCACCCTTGCGGGCAATCTCACCGAGGTTCTTTTGCATCTTGCCAAGTTTCTTGTCAAGGTCTTCAGCACCAACACCAGACAACTCAGCCATCGTGTGCAGGGTTTGCAATGACTCGGTTGTAATGCCTAACGCATCGGATGTTTTAGCAAGCGCATCAATGTTCTTGGCTTGCGCCTTGACAATGACAGCAGCAGCAGATGCCATAGCAACACCGAACAACGCAGCGGCTTTACCCATTGCTCCGAGCGCGTTGCCCATGTCCTTACGCATCTGACCAGCTGACCGCTTGGTTTGCCGTTGCGCCTTCTGCAACTCACGGATCATCTTGACCGAGTTGGCATCAAGGTCTAATGTGACTGTGCCTGCACTAGCCATTTATTTGTCCTTCGGTTTGATTGAACGCAGAAACTCTTTCTGCTCTTCTGCTGTCTGTGCCTGCTTCTTCCTGCCAAGATAGTCATCAGCAGAAACCATCTTCTTTTCAGGTAATGAACGTCCACTGAAGTTTGCAATCTGCGCCATGATGGAAGCGGTGCGGATGTTGGCAGTCTCTTCGGGTGGATTCATTTGCAAGAATGCCAGCGCCTGGTTGAACTCCCGGCGCGTCATGTTCAGTTCAGAAATCGGTCGGTTAAAAAGAAACGCCAGCCGCCATGCTGCTTCAAGCAGGGGCTGGCACTTCAGTTTTTTACTTCATCCTCAACAGAACCAGACAGGCTGGTGATTGCCGTGTATAAAAGCATCAGTGCCTTGTGGTTCTTCTTGGCTAAAGCCGGAACCTCTTTCTCGGTGAAAACACGCTCACCCGTTTCAGGGTCAATAATCCCACGCGCTACGATCTGCGCTATGTCCGTATGAGTGAGCGTGACCCGACCATCCTTGTCGGGCTTTATAGACCCGAACGTGATTAAGCTATCCTCTAAACCAAGTTCCTGAACTGTAACCGTGCGTTTCCATTGGGGTACTTTGACCTCTTTGGTGCGTAGGTCATTGAACCCAAGAATGTCTTGGCTTAACCCCATGTAATATCCCCGGTGATCCGACCAGATACGTTCGCAGTCAACTGTGCTTCAGGGGTTGTTTCACCCATGTTGAAACCGAGAACTACCATTGAGAATGTTGCAGTCGTTGCAGGAGAATCGGGCCAGGTGATCTGGAATGAATGGGTATTGCCAACCGCACCCTGCAAGATAATCTGCTTGGTGTTTGATTTGATCCAGTTCATTTCAAATTCAACGCTTGCACCATCCGGCAAGCCGCCGATGTACTCTTTCGATGTGCTGTCAAGGTTGGTAACGTCAACCTCTGGAGCAACCGCACCGATCTGACCAATCCTTAATACTTCTGCGATCAGTGCATAGGCATTCGGGGATATAGTCGTATCCATAATTTTGAGGGTTGTTGTTGAACCCAAAACAGCTAAAGTCATAATATTACTCCATAAAAAAACCGCAATTACGCGGCGATTAAAAAAGCCCGTTTTGGGCGGCTCATGTCATGTTTGTCCAAATCTTATAACGCTGGATGACCCAGTACGTTCTATCATCACCATCAATCTCGCTCATGTCGTTTTCCGTTTCCAGAACAACGTTACGCGCAATTAAATGTGTTTCTGGGCTGGTGCTTGCGCCCCACTGTCCACGGTACAGGTGCAGGACTCCACGCACCGAGTCGGCTAACGCTTTTGCTGCGGCATAGGTTTCTGCCATGCAGTCAACCTGCATCCCGACTTCCGTTATACCCACGTTCTGACCGTCCACCGATTCCCTGCGGCTGGTATAGATGCGCTGGTATCGGATAAGCGGGAAGGTTGCCGGTTGCGGCAGGCGCGGATAAACGCGGTTGGATGCCAGGCTTTTGACCGCATTATATAAACCTTCTTCAACCGATACCGTCATTTCTTTGCTCTCTTAGCCGCCCGCCTGACATTGGATTCAATGCGCTTTTTTAACTCGCCGGCAAACAGTGATCTGTACTTGGGTGTTGCTACCGTTGAGGGCCACATGAAAGGTTTTGCTGCAACGTGACCTTTACCACCTCTCGCCATGTGTCCAAACTCAATCAGATGCCCATGCCTGATGCCGTGTTCAAGAATGTTAGCGGGTGCATTAACACCCTTGTTCGTATAATAAAATTGGATATACATTGCCATCGCTTTGCGGTTGCTTCTGACCGGCACGACCTGCATCCCGCCCGCCTTGCCTTTCCTGTTCCTTGCCTTCTGGGCGCGAACCCCCAACGCTTCTGACAATGCGCCGGAACTGTCACCATTCTTTGCCATCTGCTTTGCGATTGGCAGGAATGATTGCCGTGCTGATCCACCCATTGCACCGTTGATAAGCTGGCTTTGTTTTTTAAAGTTGTCGGGGAAAGCGGCCTGCATTGCCTTCATCGCTTCTTCCAATCCAACCAACTTGACCTTGCCTTCCATCAGTGGTGCTGCGTTGCGAATATCTGGAGTTCTTTGTTGCGCTCTTCAGTGTTCACAACCGAACGAATATCATAGGTTTTCGATCCCCAGGTTATGCGGTCATTCGCTGCAAGTGCGGCAAGCGTTGAGTAATAGCGGCACAGGATCCTGCTGTCCACATCCGATTGCGTCTGCAATGCTGCAAACCTTTCCTTGCCCGTAATCGGTTCAACCCGCGCCCATACGGTCGCAAGCGTTGCCCATGTCTGCACTTGCTCACCGAACGCATTCTGTGTCAGCGTGGCGCGTTCAATGGTTATCCTGTGGCGTAACTGTCCTGCAAGCATCATATGTCCTTTAAGTGTTGCCACGCTGTGCCACTGGCAATCTCAGCAAGCGACCATTGTTTATAACTCATGTCGTGCAACCATTCATCCCGATCATCACGGTATAACTCACCCGTCATGGTCGGGCAGGCTACCGGCATGATTTCCGACTTGGGGTCTAAGCAGATGACCGGCTTGCCCTGCATGATCGCCTGGAATCCTGCCGTGCCTGAACTGCACACGATCACATCGCGTAATCTGATAGCCGATGCAAGGTCAACGCAGTTGGGTTCATTTGCCGGGTGCTTTCTGACCTCAACAAAACCAAACCGCTTGCCTGCTTCATAAGCGATGTCGGTTACATCCTGATCATAGTCTGCCAGGACAAGGCACGACCATTCCCGCGTTCTCCAAGCTTCATATTCTGGTTTGGGCCGGGGTGCTGTACCTTTGGCAAAGCGTCTTGTTCCATCTGGATTCAACCAGCCAATCGAAACGTATTCAGGATCACCCCAGTATGCCCGGTCGATCATCAGGGTGCGGCTGTGTCCCTTCCATGTGTCATAGGCAAACCACGGCCCTGATACAACGTGGACATCCGCTTCACCCGTTGGTTTTGGTGTTGCTGCAAACCCGCTGGATAACCATGCCTGTGCATGATCGACCTGATTCTTACGGTGCGGGTTATAGTGGATTAATCCCTGCATTGCATTACCCATTCGTCATAAACCCCCGATGGTTTTGGCTTGCCGTGGAATACAACAACCCTGGTGTTATCTGGTAATCCATCCTGACAATGATATTTGTAGCTCTGTATGTGTGCGGAATCAAAATACTCAGCCTCAACCCTGCCGGTATCACGCAGGTACGTTATCCATTCCTGATCACCCCAAGCCACCTGTCCGTTATCCCAATGCCTATCTATTCGCGGTGGCCAGTGTGCATCATTGTGGTCGAACGTATCACTGATGATCTCAGCAGAATCACCCTCCCAGTACATCACACTGGATTGACAACCACCATGCCCTGACTTTGCCCAATTCTTGATGGTGCGTATCTGGCTATTCAATGGCTTCACAAGCGCATCCAGTGAGCCAGTAATGCATACGTCAAGGTCTAACCACAAGTTGCGACTGTGGCTTACCGTAGGGGCGAACAGGTTTATTTTCCCCCACCATCCAGGCAGGTCGTTAATCGGTTTGATCGTATGCACTCCAAACATCTCGCGTTCGGTGATGCACTGGAATATGTGCGGTTCTTTTAAGTGTCTATCAACCTGTTTCTTGAGTGTATGGACTTCACTTGCCGGTGCGTGACCACCTGTGTTCATGCACCAGACCGAAATCATTAAACTTGAATGTGCATACACGTTTTTATTTGGCGAATCCACCAAACAGAACTGAATGTATCAATTCGGGCATTGGGATAAACTTCATCGACTGCCCGCTTTACGCCTGTATCCTTGAATCCGTAGTCATGGCCCGTTATGAACCCTCCGGGCTTAACCTTTGGTGACCATGCGGCTATATCGGCAATTACCGCTTCATAAGTATGCACCGCATCAATGAAAACGAAATCGAGAGAACTATCCGCAACCATCTTGGATGCGCTTATAGAATCAGTATCAAATACCGTTATTCTTCCAGGGAATGCTTTGGCGCGTAAATCAAACTCGCGTCTACACTCGGCTAAATCCCAGTCCTCGTAACCATCCAGCCAGGGATCGACCGCTATAATGTGCAAATCTGGAAACGATGTCAGCAGCTGCTGGGTTGTGGTTCCGCGTTCTACGCCAATCTCCGCGCCTTTCAATGGTGAACCCAACAGACCAGCAAGAAAAAGCGGGTGCTTTGTCCTGTGCTTTGCTATGCGTAAGTTTTCCATAACTCCCTGGTTTGCAGTTTGCGCTGCGTTATAAATTCTGGATTAGAAAACTCACGCCAGGGTTTCGTACCCATAAAGTGCAGCGTGTACATTTGGCCCTTTGGGTTTACGAAATATGTTTCGTGTCCGGCATGGGGTTGGTTATTCCACGGCAGCATATGCCACGAGTCACCGACAACGAACTGCAAAACCGCTTGATCAATTGTGTGCCATGTTATATCCGTGCGCTGCATGGCTTCCGCAATGCGTTTTGGTATATCTAACTCAAACCATCTTCTGTGATTGAAGACAATCATGCTTGCCATCGGCCCGAAATTCTCTCCTTCGCATCTGGTCGTAGGACTGTAATTAGTTGACTTGTTGGAGTTGCACCTAGTAGCAGCAACAATGTTTGCACCAAGATTGATATTAATCAGTGGTTGCAGGTTTTGCAGTATCAGCGAATCAGTATCAACGTATATTGACTTGTCGTGTTCTGCGAACAAGCCAGGGACAAGCAACCTATACCACATTGCAGGATTAGCAACCAAGTACCTCTCAGAAAGCGGGAATACACTGGTCGTAAACTCTGGATTCAATATGACATTGATGCCCAAATCATTCTTAACATGGTCAGCAAATTCCTGACTTCCGCTTATGATTGCGTTAAAACTAAACCCCTCGCGTGAGTTTCTGAGATATGAATTGTGTAATGCCTTCAAGCCGGGGAGATAACCTTCATCACATGATGTGACAATGGGTGTTTCGTTCATCTCGGTCGTATTCTATTGAAGTAGATAAGGTCTTCATCTGGCATGATAAAATCACCATCGCTGATCTTGCGCATTCTGACATACAGGTTTCTGTGCGGTATTTCACGGCCCTGGTGCATCTTCTCGATTTCCCAACCATTCAATTCTGCAAAGGATTCAAAGAATCCCTCTGTTGGGAAATACTCACCATGCCAATACCACGATTCTCCCCCTGGGTATGGTGTCAGTCCAACATAAACGCCACCCTGCTTGGTCATGCGGTGTACGTTTTCCCAGACACCTGCCTGACCATCAACGTGTTCGGTCGTTCCAAAATTAGCGACCATATCAAACTGTCCGAACTCATCCCACAACGGTTTGCGTAGATCGCGGCTTATTGAGCCGTGCATACCATTCCAGTCCAGCGAGATATGCTCTATGCCCATAGCTTCAAAAAACACCTTGTAGGTATATTGCCTTTTATCTGCCTCGCTGTAACCACGCGCCTCTTGTGGTGCATTAATCTTTCCACCAAGTTCCAGCATGGTCGTGCCGACTAAAGGGTCATACATCTCCCATTCATCGGGTCGGTTGTGAAATGGGTTATAAGGCATAATCTTTGATATCTCCCATTGGGAACCAGGGCAATTTGCTGCCCGGTGTACAGTTTACGATTCGCGGCAAACCTTCCTGTTCTGCGATTTTCCTGTATACATCCAGCAGGTCACCCTTGCCGTTGCCCTTGTCGAAATTCGATGTTTTGCGGATTTGCTGCGGGTACTCTCCGGGCGTATCGCTCAAACCGTCAAAATAATGCCGTTGCGGTGCGTTGTAATGGAAGTCGTGACCGATCAGGATAACCTCATCACACTCGTACTGGTTGCAGGCCAGGTTCAGCAACTGCGCTCCAGAACAGTGATTCAGACTGATGCGGGTCTTGTCCTGCATCCATAGACCACCGCAATCCCCCGGCGGTGTCAGGTGCGTATCTCTCGGATATGCCTTGCCGTCAACCATCCATACGCCTTCAACGTAGGTGTAGCCGTATGCTTTGCAAATGTCCTTATCCCAGTGCCAGCAGTCTGCGCCTGGAATGTCCTGTTTACCGTTTAGTTCGTGCCATGTTGGATCGCAAGCTAACCAGACATCTGTCTTAACGTCCTTGTAGGTGTTGTTGCAGGTAAACACCAGACCATCAAAGCGTGGTATCAGGTCAAGTTGCTCCCTGAGACTGTAGCCCGTTCCGACTATAAGACCGCGCATTGTTTTTCTGTTTCCACCAAGTCTTCAAGGTCAACCAATGGGAAGCAGGTCAATGCCGTCTTGCGGCTTGCGTTCAATATCTCAATGCCGTGCTTCTTGGGGTCAATCGTATTAAACCGCTTAATAAAGCCCGTGTAATCCGACTTAACATTCAGATGATCGGGTCTGTCGTTGAACCAGTGCGTTCTGCTGTCACGATAACCCATGTCATATCCCAACAGGATGATGCTCTTTGCACCAAGATGGTATGCGAGATTGATTGCAGCGTATCCACTGTTCAATCCCGTGTGTATCCTGCCGGGTTCAGTGCATAAATCAAACGCCTGACCCGTTTCAGGTTCGGATTCAAGGCAGGTAATGCCCCAATTTTCAGGTTCCTGCGTCCACTGCACCCGCTGCGTCCATAACTTGCCGTCAAAGTCGCGCGTGATGTCTCCAATGGCGTAATTCCACCACTTCATATCCGAACCATAGATATGATCGGCAAAGTGCTTGCCATCCAGCGACCGACAAAGCCGCCAGGAGTCGTTTACAGCAATAATCTGATCGCAAACACTGCGTAATAGCTTGGCATCCTCAATTGTGGCACTTGGGCCACTGGCGATGATGCCGATTATCAACTCAGAACCCTCTAAGGATGTAAGGGGACAACAAAGCCCTGGTCGTGGGCAATTCCTGAATCCGCATGGTTGAACCCGTCTCTCGGTTCTCAAACAGGTCACCAACCATCAGTTTTATGCAGGTTTTGATGTCTTCAGGCACGGTAACAACCTGCGGAGAGTCGGTTGTTAGGGCATAACCGGCTACAAACCGCACCGTCACCGCATTACCGTGGTATCTCGTTTCAGGCCAGACGTTGCCATACTTCGGAAATACCTCTGCCCTCGGCCCGTCTGTGGTCACATCGTAATAAGGCACATCTGGAGAACTTCCCGCGCTATAAGATGCCGTTGCGCCGGCAGGAGTGATATAGGATACGGAAGTAACCGATATTACCGGCTGGATTGGCAGGTCAATATCACCGTGCGGGAAGCATTCCAGCGTGTAATCCCATGTTTGTTCGACCAAAGCCCGCCTGGTCACTGCTTCAAAGTGCTGCCGTGCTGCGGTGATGTATGCAGCAATAATCACATCAGAATCTGTACCATCAACCCGCAAGTGGGCTTTGGCTTCAGTCAGTGTAATTGGCTCAAGAATCGGTGCTGTAACCAGTGAAAGACCCATTATTTAGTCCTTTTTACCTTCAAAACCTTGTTTTCGGGTGCTTTTTTAGTGACTTTCTTCTTTTTTGCTTCTGGAATGATGACAGCAGCACCAAATTGCATGGCAAGGTGCGCTGCGTTTTCATCAATTTGCCGTCCTACTTCATACTCTCCAGGCAACAGTTCATAGTTGGTAATGTTGTCAAAAGTGTACTTAAAATTGCGTTTTACCCTGATTTTCATGTCAACCTCAGTGAAAAGCGGGGGCGAACCCCCGCTTCTCGGTGCTACTTAAGAAATGGCAACCTTCAACAGTTTGACCGCGCTGTTGTTGGTGACGATGCCACCATAACGGCGATCAATGAAGAAGGCGGTATAGCCTTTGGTGGTGTACGGATCAACAAGAATGTTCATTTCCGCACGGGTTACAAGGGTATATGCCTTGCTGAAATCACCAAATGCCAACGGGAAAGCGTTTGCGGTCGTTGGATCGCCCATCTCTTCCCATGTAAACATTTCATAACCCATCAGACGGTCAGGTTGACCCGCTTGCATGGATGGTTGCCACAGATACTGACCAGTGGTGTCCTTCAGCTTACGCAGATGACCCTGTGTCGTTGTATTGGCAGCAAAACGTGCATTGCCACGCAGACGCGGGTTGAGTGCATAGATCAGGTCGATAATGTCATCACCGGCAAATCCATTGGTCGTAAACGGAGAAGAACCGGCAGTAATAGGAACATACTGCAAAGCCCCGGCTGCGCGTTGAGGTGATACAAAATTGCCATCATCAGCACTGGTCGGCGTTGCATTAATCATACCTGTTGGCTTACCAGAACCGTTCGCGTTCCAGATAGCCGCAGACAGGCCAACCGCATGGGCTTCGGCAACATTATCAACCAACCAGTTCTGTACGTTGAAGAATGCATCCTGCAATGCCCAGTTGGTAGTGCGTGGGTGTGCATACAACTCGCCCCAGGTTGGCGCTCTTTCGCGCAATTCTGGCGTAGTCGTGTTAGCACTGCGATCGGTCGTTTCAGCCGCCCACGCATAACCGGCATCATTTACAGATACAAGTTCTTTGTAGTCACTGGTTCCGGCGCGAACGTTCTTCACATACTGCACAATCGGAGAGGTCTTCAGCAAAATTGCATCAACCATGCGGGCGATCTCTTCAGGTACAGCAAAGCCACCTGCTGAAGTCGT